CAAATAATGTAGATAATTTAGTAGCATTATGTAGAGATTGTCACGGTAAGAAAACTGCTCTTGAAAATTTATAAATAAATTATTTATTATTATATATAATATATTAATAATATAATCATGAGTTCTATAGAAAAAAAATTAACTTTTAAAGAATTTGCAGATAGAGGAAAAAATATAACTGGAAATATTTATTCATTATTGATGCAAAAATATAAATTTATCAGAGATTATTTTGCTAACATAGCAAATGTTATTGTTAATTCTCCAAATTATAAATATTATATTAGTATTTTATTGACTTTAGTTTTTATACTTTTAGTAATTTTAACTAATTTAATTAATGTTCCTGATAAATACGTCCAAATAATTTCATTACTATTGGGAGCAATTATTATAAGTATTTTTTACTTTTTTGTTTATAGAAATCAACAAGAATATAATTTTGTAACAAAAAAAAATGGTTTAGCTGTTCAAGGAATTGAAGGTAATTTTTTTACTGATTTATATACTAAAGAACGAAAACAAATAGTAACAGAAGGCAAACCTATAAAAAATAGTAAAGGTGATTTTGAGAAAAAAAAAGAATTTAATACTACTAATTTTAAAGATACTATCGGACAACCAATTAAAAATTTAATAAAGTTTTTTTCATACTTACTCTTAAGTATAATCTTAATAGTTCTATTTGTAGTTTTTATTTATAATATGTATAATAATTATCAGTATTTATATTTTTTTACTAAAATATTTTTAGGATTTGCAATAGCAATTACAATATTAGCTATTATTGCTAAGAGTTTTTCAATTGTAATTAAAGATTGTGAAAGTGATAATAAAAAAAATAGTAAGGATGATTTTTTTGCTCGTATTAAAAGAATTTTATGTATTATCAAAAATACTATCTTTTTTATTCCTTGTTTACTCGTTATATTAGCAGATGAAATAAATAAAGATATTAAATCTACACCCTCTTCAGTTTATTTATTATTTATATTATTAATAATTTTTGTTTCTTCATTTATAGGCTTACCAATATTATTTCAATTTATTAGCAGTATGAATAAACATGATTTATTAGCTGGAAAAGGTCCGTATTATTTAGACAAAAGAAGAGTAATTGGTAAATATCAAGATTTTAGTAAAGAATATAAATCCATTAGAAATAAAATTACTCCACCTGCAAGTAAATATACATTATTTGATGAAGATCCTAGCCAAGAATTTAATATTAAAGCATTAATTGGATATTTAGGAGACAAAAAATTTCATTATAAATATACTTATAGTATTAGTTTTTATCTCTATTTAAACCCACAATCTCAAAATACAAGTTTAGCATATAATAAAGAATCAGAATTATTTAATTATGGTAATAAACCAGTTATATTATATGATGGACGTAAAAGAAAATTGTTAATTAAATCTAAAACTCAAACTAGTGAAGGAAGTCAAACTGATACTATTTATGAAACCAAAAAAATTAAATATCAAAAATGGATGTTATTTACTATTAATTATGAAAATAATACAATTGATGTATTCATAGACAATAAATTAGTAGGTTCCAAGAAAAATGTTCCACCTTATTTTGATGATGACAAAATTAGTATTGGAGAAGATAATGGAATTCATGGAAGTATTAAAGAAATATTTTATTATGATACTCCTCGACCACCAAGTAATATTGAATTTATGTATGATTTAACAATAAAACCTACTGAAGGTGAAGTAAATTTTGTAAAAGATAGATTAAATGATAAATTACAAAAAAACTTTCCATTATAATTTGATATTTTAGTAAATATTATAACCAGAAAATAAAATAATATAATAAAAAATATTATATTACTTTATATTAAATAATAATGAAAGTATCTAACATTATAATTATAACTGTATTAGTTTTAATAGTAATTTTCTTAATTAGCAGAATATTCTTTACAACAGATATCATTTATGACATTATGTGCGATGCGAATCTTTTAGCAAATACTCAAGAACCAGATTCAACCGTTCAATCATTTTTTGTAACAAATCAAAATATAATTTCTAATAAAGATTTTAATGAAAATAATACTTCTAATTTTATGTTAACTGTTTGGTTCTATGTTGATAATTGGGGAAACGCTATTTCTAATGAAAAAAATATTCTTTATGTTTCTACCAAAGCTAACTCAAAAACTGTTCCAGAATTACAAAATAATTTAATTGGTATGAGTTCATCACATGAAGCACTATCTACTGAACCCGTACCTTTCAAAAATTTAAGCATTGGTTTAGATAAATATGAAAATAACTTATTTTTAGATATTGAAACATACTCAGAAAAAGATGGTTCTGCCGGAAACAAAACAACATTTACAAGATATTTAATTAAAAACATTCCAATCCAAAAATGGAATTGTTTAACTTTATCTGTTGATACAAAAACATTTGATGTTTATCTCGATGGTAAATTAAGAAATTCATTTATTTTACACGGAATCTACAGAAATAAAATGGAAAATAACAAACGCAAAAATATCTACATTGGAAATTTAGGTGGTTCAAATAATGGATTTGAAGGTTTCATAACTAGAATAAGATATCAACCTAATGCTGTAAACCCTCAAGAAGCATATAACATTTACAAAGAAGGAATTAGTGCTTCTCTCGCCAAATCTATTTACAATAAATATGGATTGAAAGTGAGTTTCCTCGAGTATGATACAGAGAGAGGCTCTTTTACTATCTAACCATAATGGTAACAATTTTTTAAACATATTTTAAAAAAATTGTTATGATAAAAATATATTCCAAAAAAGAAACCATTTAAAGATAAAATATAATTTATTATAATGAAGTATAAAATTTATATGTTTTATTGTGAAAATTGGTTTGAAGAAAATGGCTGTAAAAGTATTTATATAGGAAGTAGTAAAAATGTATGGCAAAGAATGCATCATCATAGAGATGCTTTAGAAAATATTAATAGTAAAAGTAAAAATTTACCTCTATATAAATGTATGCGAGAGAATGGTGGATATGATAACTGGCAGGTAATAATTTTAGATGAAATATTTTGTAATAATTTGAGAGAAGCAGAAGAAGTAGAACAAAAATACATAGATTTATTTAAATCTGATTTAAATGGTAAAAGAGCATTTTTATCAGATGAAGAGAGAATAAAAAAAAAATTAGAAATAACACAAAATTGGAGAGAAGATAATGAAATACATATAAAAAATTATAACAAAAATTATCATCAAAAAACATATGAAAATAAAAAAGAAATTTTAATAGAGAGAGTAAAAAATTATGCTTTAAATAATCCAGATAAAATTTTAGAAAGAAGAAGAAAAAAACAAACTTGTAGTTGTGGTGCAACATTTAATCACTTTCAACAGCAACGTCACTTTAGAACAGAAAAACATAAAAATTGGTTAAAATGCCAGGAAGTTTAGAGAGATTTTAAAGTAATTATCATTATTGTTTCAAAAAAAATTATAAAATTATAATATAAATATAATAATAATGGATAACGTTAATGATTTATTAGGTAAAGCAAAAAAAAATATTGTAGCTTTTACTCCCTATGGAACTGAAAAATTTTTTTCCTCAGGAAGCGAATTCTTAAATTCCAATACTTTAATTGCAAAAGCAACTTTCTTATTGCTTATTATTATTTTATTTGTATTTTTATTTTATGTATTTAGTAGAATTATTATTTTCTTTTTAACTCCACCTGAAAATCCTTTTATTATTAAAGGTATGAAAGATGCTACACAATCTATGACTATTCCACAAACATTCGCTGATAAAAATTCAGTTCCAATTTATAGAAGCAAAAATGAATATGATGGTACTGAATTTACTTACGCATTTTGGATGTATGTAAATGATTTAACATACAATGAAAATAAAGACTTTAAACATGTTTTCCATAAAGGTTCTTCCACACAATCTGATGATACTTTAGATGGAGTATATGGACCTAATAATGCTCCCGGAGTTTATTTATATACTGGCAAAAAAAATGTTTCTGATAATTTATTAGAAAAATACCCTGTATTAGGAATGTTAATTAGAATGAATGTATTCCATGATAACGATAACAAAACTAATCCTTATAAATATTATGATGATATTTATGTTGATGGTATCCCTATTAAAAAATGGGTTTGTGTTGTTATTAGAGTAACTGGACAAAATATAGTTGATGTTTATGTAAATGGAACTTTAACAAAAAGACATAAATTAACTAATATTGTTAAACAAAATTATGATAATATTTATATTAATCTTAATGGTGGATTCGGAGGCAATCTTTCTAATTTAAGATACTATAATTATGCAATTGGAACATTTGAAATATATAGAATTACATCAGAAGGACCTGATTTAACTATTGCAGAAAATACAAGTATTCAAAAATCCAAACCTTATTATTTATCTTCACAATGGTATTTTGATAATACTGATCCTTTAACTAATTAAAATTAAATACATAAAGAAACAAAATTATTTATTATTGATTAATATATAATTAATAATAAATATGGTATATACTAATATTGTAGATGCATCTAGAACTCATTTTATATTATTTTCTTCAAATTATAATGATGATTTAAGTTTTATTGGAACAAAAATCAATATTAAAACTTATATTCCGAGAGAAATAGCAACAGATAGTAACTACTATCAATTTGGTAGCTCAGTATTTAATGAAACCGATTTTTCAAGTGAAGTATTTAAAAACAGAGTTATTTTTTCTGCTAAAATTAATGATGATGATAAACGTTCTTTTACACTTTTAACACAACAAAATTTATTTCATAATATTAAATTTATTCAAAAAGATAATGATTTTAATAAACCTAGAGTATTATTTACAAAATATAATGTCACTAACAATATTACTAACAATAATCAATATTTATTCAATTCTATAGATAATGTAACTGATCTATCACTTGTTAATATTACTGATATCTCTCTCAACATTAATAATACTGATAATGAAGTTATTGGAATTAATGATTCTACATATTTAAATTTAACTAGATTATCCTACTTTTTTAATATTTATAAACCATTTGTTAATAGTGACTACTTTAAATTCAAATTTTCTGATTTTATAGATTTGAGTTTTATATTACAAAACAATTCCAATATTGCTGAAATTTCTAATAATTTATTACAAATTAATGCTAAAAATATTAATTTAAATAACAATTTTGCTTCTAACAATTTAATTAATTATGATGAAAATAATTTCACTAATTTATTCAATTTTGATTATTATGGTCCAATACATACTGATTTATCTGCTATGGATGTATCTACTCTTTTTCCTTTTCAATTTAATGAAAATAATAAATATAACTTTGATAATATTCTTTTATACAATAAAATTGATAATATTTCTACTATTCAATATAATTTAAATTATCCTAATTTTTCATCAACTTCTGATACTATCGACTCATATACTGATATTTGTATTAATTTTATTGTTTCAAAAGGTTTTGATTATTTTTTAAAAAACTATGGAAAAATTTATTTAACCAGTGATTTTACTTATTTAAATTCTAGAATCTTAGATTTTAATAATAATTTTTATTCAACTAATACTATTAATTCATCTGGATTAGATAACTCTATGATATATTTATCATTAGGTAATGCTATTACAGGTATCACTCAAAAAAATTTATATACAAATATGAAACTTGATATTCAATCAGAAGAAGTAACAACAGATACTCAAAGTTTCAAAAAATTAGGTAATTTAAATAAAATATATTTTAGTAGTTCTGTTAATTCTATTAATGTCGCTAATACACTTAAAAATAGAAATTATTTATTAGAAGAAAACTATGATTACAATTATACTAACATACTTTATAATAATATTCAAGAATCAAATAAAAAAAATCTTGATTTTAATTTACTAGATTTTTATCATAATTATAATTCTGATTTTTCACAAAATATTTATAATCATCGTTTTAACTCATTAGGTTTACTTAATAATGAAATTAGTAGCAATAAATTTGATGTTAGTTATGTTAACACTAATAATCAATTTTTTATAACAAATAGAACCGATATTTCTTATTTAGATATAGAAAATAAATTTAGCTTCAATAGTATATCTGTTAATTCCTCTAATGCAAATACTACTTTATTTAATCAACCAATTACTAATAATTCTTTAAATTATGACTTTAGATTCAACTATGATACCACATTTGACGTTGATATATTTTTCACCTTAAATTATAATTACGGCTCTAGTATAGATGATTTATCTTTTGAAACTTTAAATGATTATTCATCTAGATTATTACTTAATTTTCATAAAATTATTTTAACAAGTAATTTTGTAACTCCTGCTGGAAGTGATTTCACTAATGTCGATTGTGTTTTCATTTATTATGATCCATACGATGATAATACTCCAGAAGAATTTAGATATCCATACAATAATATTGAAATTAGTAATAATCCTAGTATTGATACATTATCTAGAGCAATTGAATTATTACCTGGCGCTAACACATCTGTTACTAATACTACATTTATTCCTGCTAGAAATGGTAGTAACTTATCTAGAAAAAAAATTCAAGGATTAATTGGATTAAATGATGTTCCCGCACTTTTATCAATAGAACCTTATGATGAAAATTTTATTGTTGGTAGAGGATTTTTAAATCAATATCAAATTGAAGAAGAATGTAAAACTGATACTCAAAGAGTTGAAGATAAATTAAATTCACAAAAACATATTTCTGTTAAAAATCCTTTAGTTAATAATTCAAATACAAATAGAGTTCCTAGAACAAGAAATTTTGCTAATATTGTTAGAAATAGAAGACAAAATCAAAATTTATCTACTGCAGAAACTTGTGAAACTGATCCAGCAACTATACAAAATTATACTACTCCTTTTACAAATCCTTTATGGAGAAGAAGATAAAAAACCATAAATATTTTTTTAAAATTGATAAAATATTTATGTAAAAAGTTTTAAGATAAAACATATATTAATATTAAATGACATCTTCAAATGAAGATGAACCACCTAAAAAAATACCCATGAAGTTTAAATTGTTTAAACTATATGATTTTAATGTATATGATGGCTTTAGTAAACAAACTGATTTTGATAAATCTAATTTTCAACCATATAAAGATAATAAAAAATTTATAATTCAAATGTTCGGTATTAATTCTTCTGGACAAACCGGTTCAATCTTAGTAGAAGATTTTAATCCATTCTTTTATATCAAGGTTGGTGATAATTGGACTGATTCAACCAGAACTGAATTTGTTGGACATATTAAGAAAAAAATGGGAAATTATTATGAAGATTCTATTGTTGAATCTAAACTAATTAAAAGACAAAAATTATATGGTTTTGATGACCATAAATTACATAATTTTGTTAGAATTAGTTTCACTAATAATGGAGCATTTAACAAAGCAAAAAAAATGTTCTATAAAGACACCTTTGAAAATGGTTATTTTAATCGAGAATTAATTAAAGACGGATACATATATCAAAATACTAATTGTTATCTTTATGAAGCTAATATTCCACCTTTACTTAAATTATTTCATCTTCAAGAAATTAGCCCTTCTGGATGGGTATTACTTCCTAGTAATAAAGTCAAAACTGTTAATAAAAAAACTACACATTGTGCATATGAATATATTATTAGTCATAAACACATAAAAAAAGCAGATAAAGATGATATTGTTAAATATAATATTTGTAGTTTTGATATTGAAGCTAGCAGTAGTCATGGTGACTTTCCTGTTCCAATTAAAGATTACAAAAAATTGGCTACCAATATTTTACAATATTATAATGAATTACAAGATAAAGAAAATTATGATTGTGAATTATTTGAAAAACAAATTTATGCTGCATTTGGTTACGAAGATATTAATTATATAGATAAAGTTTATCCTAAACTTAAACAAATTGGTAAAGAACAATTAAATAATATTTTTGATAATTTCATCAAATATATTCCTGCTAATGATAAAACTAGAAAAGATTATACATTAGAAATTGAAGAATCTGATTCTGAATCTGATAATGATGATGATGAACCTACTGAATCTATTAAAAAAATTAAGAAAGTAAAAAAATACAATAAAAATGCTAATATTTTTGAAATTATTACTGATGATAAATGTGAATATGAAACAAAATTATTAGAATTAAACAAAGCATTAACTAAATTTTATCCACAATTAGAAGGTGATATAGTCACATTTATTGGTATGACTTTCATTAATTATAGTGAAAAAAAACCTTATATTAGATATATTATTGTTAAAGGTGGATGTAAAATTCCTGATAAATACAAACAATGGGTACAAGAAAATAACGTCAAAATAATTGAAAAACCTACAGAAAAAGGTGTTTTATTAGAATTTACAAAAATTATGCAACTTGAAAACCCACACATTGTTACTGGATATAATATTAATGGTTTTGATTGGGACTTTATGTACAAAAGAGCAAAAGAAATAGGTTGTACTCATGACTTTTTAAAATTATCAAGAAATAAAGATGAAGTTTGTATTAATAAAGATTGGCGAACCGGAGAAGAAGATATCGCCAAAAACAAAATTATATTAGCAAGTGGAGAATACAATTTAAGTTATGTTAACATGCCTGGAAGAATAATTATTGATATGTGTGTTATTTTTAGAAGAGAATTTACACTTAGTTCGAACAAATTAGATTATGTATCATCATATTTTATTAGTGATAGTGTTAAAAAAATAGAAATTAATAAAGAAAATAATACTACAGAAATATTCAGTAAAAATTTAACTGGTTTAACAATTGGTTGCTTTGTTAAATTTGAAGAAATCAGTCATTCTGTTAATAGTTATAAAAAAGGTAAAAAATTTGAAGTATTAAATATTAATCCTAATAATGCATCTTTTACTATTCATAGTGCCGAAGAATTAGATCTTATTAATTATAAAATTAATTGGGGATTAGCCAAAGATGACGTATCCCCCCAAGAAATATTCGAATTAGCAAACAAATCCGATTTTGATAGATTTACTGTTGGTAAATATTGTCTTGGTGATTGTGATAATGTTATTTGGCTTTTACTTAAAATTGATGTTATCACCGATAAAGTAGAAATGTCTAATTTATGTGATGTACCTCTTAATTTCTTACTTCTTAGAGGTCAAGGAATTAAATTACAAAGTTATGTTTCAAAAAAATGTGGAGAAAAAAACACTTTAATGCCTGTTATTGAAAAAGAACTTGATGATGATGGTTATGAAGGTGCTCATGTATTTACTCCTAAAACAGGGTTATATTTAGAAGACCCTGTTGCTTGTGTTGATTATAGTTCTCTTTATCCTTCGTCTATGATTAGTGAAAATTTATCACATGATAGTAAGGTTTGGACTAAAGAATATGATTTAAGTGGAAATTTAATTAATTCTACTGGAGAACAAGATAAAGATGGTAATTATATTTATGATAATTTACCTAATTATACTTATGTTGATGTTAAATATGATACTTACAAATATTTTAGAACTAGTGCTAAATCTGCTGCTAAAAAAATCGTAGTTGGTTATAAAATTTGTAGATTCGCACAATTTTCAGAAGGGAAAGCAATTATGCCCGCAATTTTAGAAGAATTATTAGGTGCTCGTAAATCAACTAAAAAATTAATGGCTAAAGAAGAAGATCCATTTAAAAAAAATATTTACGATAAACGACAATTAAGTATTAAAGTTACCGCTAATTCATTATATGGTCAATGTGGTGCTAAAACTAGTGCATTTTATGAAAAAGATGTCGCCGCAGCTTGTACTGCTATAGGTAGAAAACTACTATTTTATGGAAAAGATGTAATTGAAGGTTGTTATGATAATATTGAAATAACTGTTAGTGATGGTACTAAAGTTATAGCAAAAGCAGAATGTGTTTATGGAGATACTGATTCTGTATTCTTTAAATTTAATTTAAAAACTACTGAAGGAAAAAGAATTATTAATAAACAAGCACTAATTTATACTATTGAATTAGCAAAACAAGCTGGTGAATTAGCAACTAAATTTCTAAAAAAACCACACGATTTAGAATATGAAAAAACATTTTGGCCTTTTAATTTATTATCTAAAAAAAGATATGATGGAATGTTATATGAAGAAGATCCTGAAAAATGTAAATTAAAGTCAATGGGTAATGTATTGAAGAGACGAGATAATGCACCAATTGTAAAAGATATTTATGGTGGTGTCGTAAATATCTTAATGAAAGATAAAAGTCTTCCAAAATCAATTAAATTTGTTAATGAATCACTACAAAATATGATTGAAGAAAAATATCCTATTGAAAAATTATTGGTTACTAAATCTTTACGAGGATATTATAAAAATCCTAAACAAATCGCACATAAAGTTTTAGCTGATAGAATTGGATTAAGAGAACAAGGTAATAAACCTGGCGCTGGTGATAGAATGAATTATGCTTATGTTAAAAATGATAATAAAAAAGCATTACAAGGAGAAAAAATAGAAACACCTGAATTTATTAAAAATAATAATTTAAAATTAGATTTTGGACATTATATTAGTAATCAAATTATGAAACCATTATTACAATTATTTGCATTAGAATTAGAAAATATTAAAGAATTTAAAGATAAACAATTTTATATTAAAGAATATAATGATAAAAAAACATTGACTTGGGATCAAGAATTAGAAAAATTAAAAACTAAATGGCCTGAACCTGAAAAATTTACTAAAAAATATGAAGAATTGCGTTGTAAAGAAGTTAAATCATTAATATTTGATAAATTTCTAAAAGAATTAAAATAAACAATTAATATATAATATGGAGTTTTCACAGAGACAACAAGAACTTATACATGCAATGATTCAACTAGAATCTGAAAGTATTAGGGATTTTTACGGTGATGGACCTGGATATGATATTTTTTTACACAATCATTTAATTACACCTGATAAAGAAATAGTAATAAATAATATTTTAAACTTTGCAAATACTATGGAGTTTTCAAACGAACAACTACAACTTATATATACAATGATTGAACAACATTCTGAAAGTATTAGAGATTATTGTAATGTAAATTCATTGAATTACAATGATTTTTTAAAAAAACATAATATTACACTTATAGAAGAAATAGTAATAAATAGTATTTTAAAAACAAGCATATAATATGGAGTTTTCAAACGAACAACTACAACTTATAGATACAACGATTGAACAACATTCTGAAAGTATTAGAGATTATTGTCATGTAAATTCAATTGATGACGATAGTTTTTTACAAAATTATCAAATTACACCTTCAAAAGAAATAATAATAAATAATATTTTAAAAAACGCAAGAGATCTCAATCCATATACTAGTGAAGGGTTTAATAAACCAGAATTACAAAAAATTAAAAAACGTTTTGATACTAATAAAATAGAATTACCAAAAATTTCACAAAAAAATAAAAGAGATTTTCAAACTTATAAAAGAAAATTATCATATATACAACCACGCCCCTCTACTCATACTATGACTACCAGAACTAATACAAAAAGAAAAAGAAGTAGAGGTAAAACAAAAAAAAAGAAGAAAAAAAATAAAAAAAAGAAAAGAAAATCTTATAAAAAATAATTCTTAATAATTTAAATATCTCTCGTTAATATAATATGAAACATAAAAATTCTAAAAATATTACAAGTAAAAAATTAAAACAATTTTCTAAAAAGTTTAATAAAACACGAACAAATAAAGTTCTTAAAAATGTTAACACCAAAGGCTATTTTGAAAATTTAATTGTTAAATCCGACTACTTACAAAACAAAAAAAGAACATTTAAAAATATGATAAGCACTGAAACTAAAATTACTGATCAACATCATAGTGGTAGATGTTGGATTTTTGCTTTTTTAAATGTTATAAGAATTCCTATGATAAAAAAATATAATTTAAAAGATTTTGAGTTTAGTCAAAATTATCTCTTTTTTTACGATAAATTAGAAAAAGCTAATTATTTCTTAAATTTTATGATTAAAAACAAAAATACTAATTTAAACGATTTAAAAATGATTTATATGTTAGACAATTTAACTCATGATGGAGGTCAATGGAATATGTTTGTTAATTTAATAGAAAAATATGGTATTGTTCCAAAAACAAATATGGATGACCACTTTCATAGTAAAAATAGTGAAGAATTAAAAAATTTCTATAATAATTTTTTAAGAACTGCTGCTCATACAATTAAAACTGCTAAATCTAGTGATTTAAATAATTTGAAAAATGAATTATTATCAAAATGCTACAAAATTTTGGTTTTATTTTTAGGAGAACCTCCCAAAAAAATAACTTGGGAATATTATAAAAAAGGTAAAAAAAAAGATGTTTATAAAACAGTTGAAGATATAACTCCATTAGAATTTTATAAAAAAATTGTACCTTATAATGCTTCTGATAAAATATGTTTAATTAATTATCCTTGTAAAAGTGCTCCTTTTTATAAATTATATAATATAGAATTAGCTTTTAATGTTAATGAAGGAAAACTTCAAAATTATATTAATGTACCTATTGATATTATGATTGATGCTGTTAAAAAATCTATTGATTCTAATGAACCAGTTTGGATCGGAATGGATACAAATAAATTTATATCCAGAAAACATGGAATTCTTGATATTAATGCCTTTAATTATAATGATATTTTTGGATTTGATAATATTATGGATAAATGTAATTCTCTCAATTTTAGACAATCTGCTCCTAATCATGCTGTAGTTGTTAAAGGATATAATTTTGATAAAGGCAAAACTAATGGATTTTTAATTGAAAATTCTTGGGGAGAGAAAACTGGCTTTAAAGGAAATTATTATATGGATATTGATTGGTTTAAAAATTATACTTTTGAAGTTGTTGTTGATAAAAAATTCGTTTCTAAAAAAGTTTCTTCTGTTTTAAATAAAAAACCCGTATTATTACCTTATTTCTCTCCATTTGGTTCACTATTATTTAAATAAAAAATAATAATTTAAAAATTATTCAAATTATTATTTAATGGAACAAACTATACCTATTAATTTATTAAATATTAATGATAATACTACTGAAGAATGTATGATTTGTAAAGAAGAATTATCATGTCAGCCTTGTTATACATTACCTGAATGTAAACACACTTATCATACTTCTTGTTTAGTAAGTTGGTTTAGAAATGGAGATAATAGATGTCCATATTGTGGTAATAAAGGAATTAATAATAAATGTATTAATGAAGATCATAATTATTCATGGAGAAGACAAAGATATAATTATTTATGTGTTCAAGGATTTGAAAATCAATATAT